TTTGATTTAGCAAATTTTTTCACTCCCTTAACCACACCTTTTACTGCATTTTTAACACCCTTAAATAATTTCTTTATAAAAAACTCAGGCAAACCTGTGTGGGGATTGATTGTTCCTGCTCCTCCAAGGGCTTTTAACAAACGAGCCTCGTCAGGATTAATGTGAGCCAACATGGTATCTCCACCTCTACCTAAGGATGCCATGTATTTTGCAATCGGTTTCATAGAAACTTCTCCACCTTTAGAAAAAGTTTGAACTTCCTCTGGCATAGGTTGAGAAACACTTACCTCTTCAAGGGCGAGAGCTAGAGTAGATACAAAAGATGGATCAAATTGAGGTGGTATGTCTTCCGCATCTGCCCCTAACTCTATCAAAGCTTGAACTAATTGAGGATACATAGAAGGGTCACTCAATACTGCTTGAATCAACTTCTTCAAAGCCATAACTAATTCCTGAGGCATCTCAGCACCTTGCAAAATTTCTTTGAAAGCACCAACAAGCTCTGGATCTTCTGCCATAGCACTATCAAGTGTTGTATCCGAAAACTCTTTAGGAGAGACTTGCCGTCTCATTTGCTCAAAGGCTTGAACCTCCTCTGGCCTTGGTCCCTGATTCGTGTTTTGTGTTTGAGGCATTCCCATTTGAGGGTTCAGCCCCATAATCCCCTCTTCCATTACATTCCTCTCTTTTCTTGTCCAATAGGCTGCACGTTATGAAAGAACGTGATTATATACCTATAGATTATCCTATAAAACATTAGTTTCTGTCCACTAGTAAAACACTTATTACCACATTTCCACTAGCCTGACTAGCTTGAAACTTCAACGTATCATTTGCTTCAAGGATCACGGGACCTTTTGCACCGCTTCCTCCAAAAGCACTTGTACCGCCTACCATCAGGTCAACAGCCGTTAAAGTGGGAACAGTTGTGGTAGATAAGGTAATATCAGAGGCATTACCATCTAGTCCTGCAACCATCTTAAATTCATTATCACTTGCATTTTTATTCTCTACAATTGCAGATTTTACAATTGCAGTTGTCGCGGCAGGAACAGTCATTACCGTAGTTGTTGATCCTGTAGCCACGTTTTTATGAAAAAATCTTCTGTATGAGTTAGCCATTTACCCTCCTAGAAACCAAGTTTGTGCTTGATCCCTGTTCTCTGTGACAGTAGGAGTGTAAGAAGAATTAAGTTGTAAAATAATTTGTTCTAAAGAACGAACAAGCTGATCAAATTGCTGAGGGCTATAATCTCTTCCAACAGCGTTTGGCAATCTAACATTTACAATTTTACTCATCGTCTTCCATCCGGTTGTACATCAACTCTTAATGTTCCATATCTCCATGTTGAAGATGCAGAACTACTTTCAATCTTTAAAGATATTTGTCTTCCTCTTGCTCGAGTATCTATTTTATCTGTTGTTGGTGTAATGGTATATGGATCAAGACTACTGTTTGTTGCATCTGCTTCTGGGTAAGATCGTAAAAATAAGTTTACATTTATATCTCCAACCTGTTCTTTGAAGTCAGGAATAAATCTTCTCATAAACATCATTTCATCACCATCACCAATATCAAAATATCCTGACTGTAAGAAGCAACTCATAGCAGAACCGTTTGCATCTACACCAGTTTCATGTTCATACACAAGAGTTCTTCCAGCAGTCAAACCACTTATGGTTGATACTGTATACGCTGTATTATTATCTGGGAAAAACTCACAGGCTATTGGTTTATTAAATGTCCCGACATCTGTCCATGTTGTTCTATGTATAGATGAATTTATATGCCATACATTTTCTAAATAATTTAAAGTAACGGATCTATCAATCTGCTCTGCATTTGCAGAACAATACCACCAAGTCAACTCATTGAATTGAGAATTTATTCCTACAAAGAATTTATTTTTTTGAAACAAATTGATATCATCAAAAACATAATCTTGGACAGTACAAGGTAGTTTTTTCACCGTACCATCAAATACGAAGAAAGCCTCCGTACCCATCCAAAAAGTCAATCCGTTTACATCAGCTGCCGCATGAGCTCCAACACAACCACAGTTAGCTCCTAATTGAGTAAAACCAAAAGTAAATGGAGTTCCTACAAATTGCATACCGTGTAAAGATGTATCAGTCAAAATTAAAATTTGATTTCTAGATCGAACTGCTGTAACAATTTTATTTCCATCAGTTAGTCTTTGACCTCCTGCGGTGTTTTCAGCAGTCTCTACAAATGTGTTTATATCTTCTTGATTAGAAAACCTAACAAACATCGGATCCTGAGTACTTGATGTGCCGATAGTTGCTTCTGTTCCTAACATGACTAAATGTCTGTCAGGAGTAGATACAATTGAAAAAGCACTTTTAGTTGGAGCGTTTGTAACTAAAGCTGCTCTTGTCCCTGTTCCTACTGAGGTATCCCATCTAAATATTTTTCCATCTTGTAATTGACAAAGTAAATCTTCTCCAAAGGTATCAAACTGCCATATTCTAGAACTTAACTGAATACCTCCAGAACCACCAGAACGAGCAGTTCCCCATGCGTCTTCATTCCAAGTTCCTACTCCGAAACCATAGTCAGAATAATTTACAGAAGAACCAACATTAATTTGATAATCCGCAGTAGTTGTTCCTGTTGTCGCTGTAGAACTAGCTGTTGCTCCGGCAATAATTGTGTATGCGTTTACATTTGTAATTTGTTGTATTTCAAATTCACCTTGAAGACTAGCGTTCGCTATGCCACCAGGAGTTCCTGATGTACTAGATAAAATTACGAAGTCTCCTTTAACAGCACCATGACCGGTATCGTTTACAGTTACAGTCGTGCTTCCAGAAGTTGTTGTAAAAGCATTACTCAAAGAGTTATTCTCTGACCGTAATGGAGTAATATCGTAATATGCGTTTTGATAGTTTACATACAACTTTCTATCTGTGCCTATTGCTAAGTAAGGTGAACCATCTAAACCATTCCATGTGTGAGAGTTACTAGCCATTCCAATTAAGTAAGTAGCCGTGCCACTAGTTGATTGAAACTCTGTCCAACCTCCTATCTTTTCTGGTAAGGCATATCGAAAGCGAACATTATCACAATCAATCCATCCTCCCTCAGCACCGTATTCGGTGTTCTGTTTATCAATACCTGGTTTAAGAGAAAGTTTAAAGTAACCCATTAATTAGACTCTAGTTGTTGTACCCTTTGTTCTAACGCATCTACTTTCGCAGAGAGCTCTTGTATTGCTTTTATCATTGGAGCAATAAATTCTTCATATCTTAACGATTGCCTAGAGTCAGGATCACTTGGATCGTCTAAAGTCCAACCGCCAAATAAACTTTTATCAACACCTTGGTTATCTAAAACTGTGACAACTTCTTGAGAAATTAAACCATAATGAAATCTCGTTCCTGAGCTATATGTGTATTGAGCAAAAGAAGTAGCTGTTGCAGGAGAACTTAAAGTAGCTTTTCCATCATTCATTTTATATTTTCTAGGTGTTAAAGCATTTACAAAACTTAAACCTAAATCTGTGTCTTGAATATTGTTTTTTATTCTAGAGTCTGAACTAACTTGAGCTGCGTTCACTAAATAAAGATCTCTATACCTAAAACTTCCTGTCCCTAAATCATAAGTACTGTTTGTGCTAGGTATCATATGATTTGCTACAGCTATTTGACTAGAAATTAATCCAAGTTGAGATGATCCAGAAGAGACTAGATTTACCTGACCACCAGACTCATTAAAACCATAATAACTACCCGAAGTAGCAGTTCCTAAAAACAATTCAGGAGTAGATTTATTTATTTGAAAATTTCCGTTTACGGATTGAAGAGCACCACCACTATCTGTTTTTACAACTCCAGTTATTCCGCTAGGAGCACTTAAAGTAAGAGTTCCAGAGGTTGTAAAACTTCCACTTAATTGAATTCCATTTACTTGTCCAGAGCCACTAACCGAAGTTACTGTTCCGCTTCCTGCTGCTGGAGCCTGTGAAACCCAAGTACTACCATTCCATGTGAGAACATCATTTGTGGATGAGCCTGTTCTTACAGTAAAAGCTCCTGTTCCATTACCAACTAACACAGCACCGCTTGTAACAGAAGTTAGACCAGTTCCACCATTAGCTACAGCAAGAGTTCCTGTAAAATCTGCAGCTGGAAAACTATCGATAGCAGCTAACGCGTTGGTTCCTGTGAGATACACAATACCAACTTTTCCTTGTGCAATCGTTACTCCTGAACCAGACTCTCCTGTAAGTTTTACAGTCATGTCATGGTTTATACCGTTTTTAACAATATATACTTTTTGAATTGCGGGAAGATTTAAAGTAAACGCACCAGAAGATGATCCTGTTATATTTAGATATAACTGTCTAAAATCTAAATCTTGAGAAACATCATCGCTAGTGCTAATCGTGTGAGAAGTACCAGATACAGTAACTGATTTGTACCCTCCCATACCTTTTACGATTTGCTTTAAATTATTATTTGTAATACCTCCCCACGTTCCAGATTCCGTTCCTGGAGTGATGAGGCTAAGTTTTAAATCATTACCATATGTTTGAGCCATTTTTTAACCTCTAATTAATTACGTTTGTCCATGTTGCACTTTGTGCATCGTCTACAGGATCCCAGATAACTGGAGAACCGATTGCTCCTACCGCTCCAACTCCAGAAACAAATACATCTTGTTGAAATTGTACCGTTACGTTTCCAACCGCTCCTGTTCCTGCTACTCCTGTTACATTAACAGGAGTAATTATATTTACCGTCACATTTCCTACAGCACCTGTTCCTGCTACTCCTGTAAGAGTTACACCAACTCCCTCACTTACAGAAACTGTACCTATTGCTCCTGTGGCTTCGACACCGCTAGGCCTAGCTACATTAGGCTCGTCACCTGCTATAACAGTTCCTACAGCACCTGTTCCTGCGACTCCCGTTAAAGTAAAGCCTACATTAGGAATGGTAACACTTCCTACAGCACCTGTTCCAGTAACTCCTGTTAAACTAACAGTAACATTACCACCTGCATCAACTGTTACATCGCCAATCGCTCCTGTTCCTGCAACTCCTGTTGCATTCACCAAGGAGTCAGCATTTACCGATACAGTACCAAGTTCGTTGGTTCCTGAAACTCCGGTTGCATTAATATTTGCATTTCCTTGTACAGTTTCGTCTCCTAACTGACCTGTTCCTTCAACCCCAGTTACATTTACTGCAAAATCTAAATTTACAGTTACATCGCCAACTTGATCAACGATACTAATTTGATTACCCATACTAGAGTGGTATTGGCAAACATAATATAAAGTATCTGGAGCATTGAATGGGACGGTAAAGGTTAGTGTGCCTACTTGCACACCATTGTTTGTAACCCCTGTGTTATATAAATTACTTGAGTTATACGGAGCCGCTACAGTCTGTAAAAAGAAAGGATGTCCTGATGCGTTTACATCAAAGTAGTACGTTAATCCTCTAGTCAAAGTAAGAGCAGGATTATTGACTCCATCTACAACATATGCTCCTGTGACTGCGGTTACGGTGTATCGAATTTGTCCGTTTTCGACTCCAGTTAAATCTACACCAACACCTTCTGCCACAGCAACTGTACCAACACTTCCTGTGGCATTTACTCCTGTAAGTGTTACACTTACACCAAAATCTACGGTAACTGTGCCAACATCTCCTGTCGCTCCTACTCCTGTAACATTTACGGTTACATTAGGATCAACTACTACACCTTCTGAAGAGTAAGGTGCTTGTGAATAGGAAGCGTTAGAGTATGACATTTATCAATACGACCAAATAGTAGGTCTTGGCCTTTCCGTTGAGTTTTCAAGAGTATCTAAATGAATGAAGCGTCCTGAGCCCTTTTGTTGTATACCGATTCCGGTAAAACCTTTACTTAATGCTAAGGACAATAAATGAAAAGCGTCTTCTCTCGATACCGCTATATCCGCAGCTTGTCCTGTAGTGTGTGCTCCAGGGGTTTGTTTCTTTCTTTCAATTGGATGACTAACGTGCCTATATCCAGAAGTTATCTTCATAGGCTTACCGAATGCTAATCTTAAATCGTTAAGTTTCTCTATAAATTTTGGGTTCATGTCACATTGTCCAGTATGCGAACATTTAAATTCGTGCATGGAAAAGTATGTACTCGTATTCCAATCCATTTTCATTTCTTCATTAACCCCCTGATTTCTTCTGTTTTATCTTTACTACCTACCGAGCTTCCAAAATAGTATGAGCATACTAGGCCTACCAAAGTTGTTAGATTTCCTAACAAAAAGATTAAAATGTCTTTGTTTGCAGGAGTAACTTCTAAAAACAATATAACTGCAAATAAAGCAAAAGCTAAACCCACAATTCCAATAGCAAGCAAACTGGTGATAATTTTATTTAACCAGGGGCTATGTTCACTAGTGCTAATAGCCATTTCACGTTGTCTTGCACTATCTTTATCAGCAAACTCAGCTTCCATGCGTTTGAGACTTCCGTCTTGCTCCATCTTCTTTAATTGCTGAAGAGCCTTTTGTTTAGCTTGTGGATCGGGAATAAGCTTGTCTACAAGCTTTTCTCCTATTGGTAATAACCCTGATATTAAATTAAGCACTTGTTTTTTCCTTTTCTACTTTGTAAAACAACTTCTCTAGTTTACAACCTTTAACAGTTCTTGGCTCAAACCAGTTAAAGCCTCTCCTACTATTTGCACACCAGTAATAACATAAATCTCTTTCCACCCATTGCAACTTACAATAATACTGATCCACATTCGGAACTAGCGTAGCCATCCAAAAAGCTACGGTGATCATTTACTTGCCTCTACAATTGCTGTCCACGCAAAATGTAATAACCAAATTAAAATTAATACAAGGGTTCCAATTGCCACACCCATTTTTGTGTTATATAAAAAAGCTTTCCTTCTTCGCATCTGATCATATATTTCCTTTTTTCGTTTTGCTTTAATCTCTCTACGGATTTTGATAAAAGCTCTGTAACCATAAGGTCCGTCCATTCCAAGATGGTGCAATTTTCCCCAGGTAAATTCATGTTTGATTGCATCTTCCATCTCTTTAATTTTCTTTTTTGCGATAAGTTCATCAAAAGCCTCCGCAGTTTCACTTTTATCCCATGTCAGTTTTTGCCATAGAGTAGGTTTCTTGTATTTCTTTTCCTGACCCATCCATTCTTGTAAATCAGAAACATGACCACTCCAAACAGATAGTTGCTTGAAAATATCCTCCATGTCTCTTCCAACCTGAATGGCTTTTTTGACACCATTGAAAGCTAAAGAAGCTGCTGAAAGTATCGTTACTGGATCCATTGTTCATTCATCACCTGTTTTTAAACGCTCTAGTTGGGGCTGTAAAGTTTGAAGTGTATCTAGCAACACCTTTGGTTAATCTTATGTCATCTAAATATCCAGTAAGATTTCTAGCACCAGCTCCTCCACCTATACCAAAATTTCCAAAGTAAAATCTATTTTCGGTGAAATTAGTTGTAAAATTAGCCGAGGTACTACCAAGTTGTGTTCCATCTACAAACAACCTCAAGTTACTACTAGAATCTCTAGTTAATGCAACGTGATACCAGGTTAGGTTTTCCAAGGTTTGAGCTACTTGAATTTGTGGTGTTACTTCAGTACCTACCTCCCATTCTCCGTTATATCTTTGAATAACAAAAGCTCCTCCTCCTGTTCCATATCCGCCATCACGCATAAGAGAAGCCTGACCATTTGTTCCACCATTATTGGGGTTTCCGTCAAATTTTACAAAAAGTTCGGCTGTAAATGGTCCTGTTCCAAGATGTAATCCAGTACCTCCATAGTACCTTAGAACATCTCCTCCATCGAAATACATAGAGGCATTACCAAATTTTTTAATTGAAGTAGACACTCTCATTTCTTCTGTGGCAGCTCCTGCACCAGTTTCAAGGTTAGCTTTACTTGAGTTATCTATCACAGCACCATCGGTGAAGTTCATAAGTAATTTTGTGTCTGATGTTCTTGTCACAAGAGAAGTAGGAGTATCAAAAGCTGTTGTGTAAATTGCTTGTCCATTTACTATTCTTGCGTTTGCTATATACCCCTCAAATGGATTAGATCCATCTTGATTTGCACCTATTCTCATATAACCGTTGTCTAAAGAATTTGTGTTCGTATCAGTATTTTTTAAGACACCGTTTAAGAATTGTCGTATTACATTACTAGAATCTCTAGTAACAGCAACATGATTCCATTCATGTTTATTAATACTGAAAGGAGTACCTGTTGCACTACCATTAAATCTAAGGTCTATGGTATTTGAATTTGTAACAGCGATTTGAAATCTATCCGAAACATTTGCACAAAAAAGAATACCCCAGTTCACATCGTCAGTTAAGTAAAACCAACATTCAACGGTAAACTCTCCATAAAAGTCAAATGTGTCTCCAGTATCTGTTGTTAAATAATCCCCACTACCATCTAAATATGCACTACCACCTACAACATCTTTACTGTAAGACCTAGACGGTGCAAAAGGTGCGTATGGATATACCTTTGGTGTTCCTATTGCTGTAATAGCGAATGAACTAGAAGAATTATCAACAAATCTATTAGATTGAGCAGTTAATAATTTAGTATTTGCAACTGCTGTTAAAGGTTTAGTTGGTACGGTTGAATCTAGTGCTGTCCCTTTAATTAATCGAAGATTAGAAATGTTTCCAATAAAATCTCCATTACCTTCTCCGTCAGCTCCCCATGTGAAAGCTCCGCTAGAATTTACAACATTTCCTGCATTACTTACAACTTCTGTTCCATTAATATAAATTTTTAAAGTTGTACTACTATGTGTATAAACAAGTCTAAAGTGATACCATGTCCCTGCTACAAATCCAGGGGAATAAGTACCATCTCCACCTGTTCCTCCAGCTCCACTATACACCCCCACTTTATTTGCAGTATATGTGGCACTTGAATTCATGTTTATACCAATAAGCCATTTTGGCGTATTTCCACCACCATTAGATTTACCAAATAAAACTCTATGAGCAGAAGTTATAGTTTCTAAATTAAACCAACATTCTAAAGTGTAATCTTCTGTAAAACCTCCAATATTGTTGTCTGTAGAATTAGGAACTGTAAGGTAATCATTAGTACCATCAAAATAAACACTCCACTTACCTTCTTCTGCACTAAACGGACTAAACGTGCCTTGAGTTGCATTGTTTGTTCTGGTTATAAGATGTCTTAGTAAAGAAGAATCTTGAAAAGATCTATTATTTACATCTTGGTTGTTTTGTAAATTAAGAAGTTTTGTTTGTCTTGGTAAGAATTGAAATGGAATGTCTTCATCAATTGTAGCTCCTGTGAAAGTAACTGTATTTGAGTTAGAAGAGTTATCTATGGGCCTACTAGATTGAGCAACTAAAAGAACCACGTTTGTTGTATCTGTTTCAGGAACAGTAGGTGCTGTAAAGTTTCCTGTTCTTACTACTGAAGAATACATAATAAAATTGCTAATTTTTAAATTAGCAAAACCATAACCAGATCCATCAGCCTCTTGGTTTATATATAAATTAGAAACAGAAGCAGTTGATGTTGCATAACTTTGAGTATGTTCTAAAGTTCCGTTTAGATAAAATTTAATTTGAGATCCGCTAGAGGTTAGACTTACATGAAACCACTCGTCTTGAGGTACTGCTACACTAGTTGCCCAATCGTGTGGACTTTGCCCCCAACCAAAAAATGCAAAATTTCCATTACCATCTCTTGCCCAACTAAAATTACCTCCACCATTATTATTTCCATAACCAAAAAAGTATTGTGTGCCACTAGCAGCTCCTGAAACCTTTGCCCAAAACTCAACTGTTCTGGCTGCTGTACCAGAAGGTAAAGCTGATGCGGTAGCCACTTGAATCTTGTCAGAAGTGCTATCTAAATGAACGCTCCAATATCCATTATCAAACGGATTAAATCCTGAAACAACAGCATCTCCATTCGCTGTTATATCATGGTTTGCTGGGGATCTATCTTCAATGTATCTTGAAGCACAAGCTAGTAGCAAACCTCCAGAAGAAGGAGATGTAGGCGGAGTAAATGTACCTGTGTATAAATTTAAATTTGTAAGTTTTACGTTGGATATATAGCCATCAAAAGGGTTAGCTGCAACAGAATTATCCCCAATAGTTGCAATATTTCCTTGAAGATCTCGTAAATTAGTAGTTGTACTTGAAAATTGAACTCCATTAATAAAACCTCGTAAAGTTCCTGAAGTGCTATCTCTGGATAAAGCTATATGATTCCAAATATTAAGGGTTATTGTTCCAGTTATTCTTGGATTAGCAGCAGCATAAAGTGTCGCTCTTTCCTCTAAATATAAAGTTGTTCCGTTTCTCCACATGGATATTCCATAAATACCACTTGCTTGAGTGGAAAAAATACCTCTCTCACCTGATCCTGAAGTAGGATAAATCCACAATTCAACGGTATAAGCACCTGTTCCAAATTGAAAGTCAGAGCTAGAAGATGTAGTTAAATAATCCCCAGTACCATCAAAGTAAACAGAGTTCTCACCTTCGGTTAAGGTTAGTTCTGTTGGTTTTGTTGGAGGAGTAAAAGCACTTGTGTATAAGACTGTATAGTCAGGAGCTGATGGAGACATTTTTACTATTCTTGCATTACTAATATATCCGGCCATAGCAGTAGAATAATCTTCTGGGTTTCTAGCAAAACGAAACCTACCTGTCCAACCAGTTAAGTTTGCAGATACAGTTCCTGTACCTCTAACAATACCATTTACATAAATATATGATTGATTCGTTCCTGTTCCCTCTCGAACAAATACAATGTGAGTCCAAGCATTATTCATAATGCTTCTAACTCCCGTATCTGTACTAAAATTACCTCCTCCTCCTGAATTTTCAAGAGTTAGGCTTCCGTTACCACTATCATGTAGATTAATTTTTAATGCACTACCGCCTCCGTTAGATATTCCCCAAAGAGGGCAAAAAGAACTGCTACCTTTTAAGTAAGCCCAAATTTCAATTGCAAATGGATTTGTTCCGACATCTATGACATCGTTTACAATTGTTAAATAATCACCAGTTCCATCGAAATAATAACTACCATAATCACTTACAGTAGCAGTTGGTGTGTATGAGAAAGGCGAATCAAATCTTATTATTGGATAACCATTAGTTGTAGAAGCTGAAGCAGGGTGTTTATGTGGACCTTGATCTTTATAAGAAGAAGAGTTACAGCATAGTATTCTTGTCCCTGTATCTACAGTTAAAGGACTAGTTGGAACAGTAAATGGTGCTGAATAAATTGTTCGTCCTTGAGTAAGTCTAAAATTTGAAATAAGACCATTTAAAACATAATGTTGGTTTCTAGATCTATAATTTCCAATTTGTAAAGAATGTGCAGAACTGGCATCTGTCCAAGCTTGTGTCCAACTTGATGCGGAGTTACTTAACTGACCATTAACAAAAAGTCTCAAAACAACATTTGTGCCATCATTTGTAAAAGCAACGTGTACCCATTGATTCAATGGGAGTGCTTCTGCTGATTCTAAAACACCATTAGTTGCTGTATCTGATGCACCAATACAAATTTTACCATTTCCAGTATTGTTAAATTTAATAGCCCAGTAACTGCCACTATTATATTGTTCCGCTACTCGATCATATGAGTCTGGAGTAACGTGTAAGTATAGCCAAAACTCAACACACCAATCTGCATTTTTATTTAAATTAAAATCTGTTGCTCCTCCTGGTCCAAAGACTAAATGTTCACTATTAGTGCCATCATTAAAAAACTCAACACTATGAAAACCATCAGAAACAGAATAAGGACTAAAATTAGTTGCCTTTGCATCTCCTACTATCTCAACGTCTTGATTGAATCGTGACTGATCTTCATTAGAGGGTTGTTGGCTCGTATCACCATGTAAAAGTAAAACAGTATCTTTAAAGTTCGGATCACCAACAAAAGGCCATGTGCCTCTTTTTTGATTTTGATTTTGTTGTTCTAGTGTCCAAATACCAGGTGCTGAATCCTCTGTTGGAACAACAGGGTTCGCTCTAACAACACTTCCCGAATATTTTTTACGCATACTCATTATGTAACACTCACACTATTTGCACTAAACGATAAGCTGGTTGTTAAGGAAGAACTTTCTAAACTTACGTCAATATCTGTAGGCTCTATAATAAATGTAGAAGAAGCCATAGCACTTGCCTGAACACCTGTTAAAGATACATTCAAGTCTACTTCCTGAAGAATCCAATCTAACTTTTCTTCATTCCATTGATAAATACCGCCATCCGTAGGATATGCTTTTGGTGCTTCCCATACACAAGTTTCATCGTTCAAGACCCATGAGTTAAATGGTTTAGGTGCTATAAAAGCATCACGGGAAGAATCGTAAGTAAACCCTTTTCCTGCATAGTGTTTACGAATTTTTGCGTTATAACTTGTTTGTTTCCATGTACCGCCAAGAATTTTTTCTAAATGAGCCTGACCAATAGATTCTTTTTCAACACCTTTGGCATCCGCAGTATCTTCGTTGCCTACAACGACAACTCTTAAAACAACATTGTTAGAATCTAATTCTGCAAAATGAGCCACTTTATCCTCCTTGTTGCTTCTGTATTTGCTCTATTTGAGCTTTTGTCCACACAGTAGGTATCTTATCTTCTACCTCTTTCATTAACTTTTGAACCTTTTTTACTTCTTCTATTGTAGGGCAAGGTCTTTCATCTTCCCACCTTGAAAAATGTAAACCACCATTTTCAGAACTTAATTCCCATTTGGCATCTGGCCTAAGTAAATGAACCGCAATATCTACCCCTGTAAATCTATAAATCTTTTCCATCAATCTGTCCTTAACTTGAGTATCACGATTCCAGAACCTCCTGTGCCACTAGTGTTATACCCACCACTAGTGTTCTGAGCTCCACCACCACCTCCACCTCCTCTTTGAGCAGTACCATTACCACCAACACTTCCAGGAGATGAACCACTAGCAGTTTTTCCGCCACCTGAGCCACCAGATCCAGAAGTACCGCCTCTCCAAGTAGCTCCACCACCTCCACCTGCATAAGTTACACTTGAACCAATTAAAGAAGAAATAGAACCAGATCCACCATTGCCGCCAGACGTTGCAGATCCATTACTTCCTGGTTGACCAGCACCTCCGCCCCCACCTCCGCCATAATTTGGTGATCCACCTGCACCGTCACCACCATCATTTCCTTGTGAAGTAGTTGTTTCTCCTTGTTGCTGTCCACCTGGTAAAGCGATTGCCGATCCTCCAGATAAAGTATTTCCTGCATTTGCTCCTCCTCCGCCAGAGCCACCACTTGGTGCTGTGCCAGCTAAAGAAGAACCTCCGCCTCCTCCACCAGTAGAGGTAATTGCAGAAAAACCAGAGTCTGTTCCACTACCGCCAGGAGTTCCTTGAACATTAATGTTTGACCCTCCACCACCTATAGTTATTGTATATATGCTACCTTCTGTAACAGAGTGTTGAGTTCCTGTTCTAAACCCACCCCCTCCGCCTCCTCCGCCAGCATCTGAACCCCCACCTCCACCTCCTGCAACAACTAAAAAGTCCACAGAAGTTATACCAGTAGGGCAAACCCAGTTTTGTGTTTTTGTAAATTCAATGGCATTTGCTATCGGAAGATTATAACGAATGATCACGATTCCAGAGCCACCATTGCCGCCAGGTCCACCAGGCTGAGAAGAGTAACCACCACCCCCGCCTCCACCACCAGTATTTTGGGATCCAGAATCTGCTTGACTATTTGTATTAGCAGCTCCATCTGCTCCGCCACCTTTAGAACCATTAACAGTTGAAGGATTTGATCCTCCTGCTCCAGGTCCAGGACTTGTATTAACGCCAGAGCCACCACCTCCTCCACCTGCGTAAACGGTGCTAGTACCAGAAATAGATGTCTCTACTCCTTTTCCACCATCTCCACCTCCATTAGATGAGGTTCCATCTTGACCTGCATTTCCTGCTCCTCCACCACCACCTGCAAAATAATTATCCACATAATCGCCTCCATCATTTCCTTCTGAAGGAGAATAACTTCCTGAATTCCCACTAGCTCCAGCTTTGTGTGTTGCGTCTCCTTGACAACCACCACCTCCAGAACCCCCTGAAGTTGCAGTCTCTCTTACAGAAGGAGGAGCGGTATCTCCTGCACCCCCACCACCTCCTGAAGAAGTGACAGTTCCACTTCCTATATTATCAATTTCAGAGTCGTCTCCTACCGTTCCTCTAACAGGACTTGTATTATCACCTCCTGCTCCACCAGCACCAACAGTTATTTGATATTCATTACCAGGAGACACAGTCGCAGTTCCGGTTCTAAAACCTCCTGCCCCGCCACCCCCGCCATTATTTCCACCACCCCCACCTCCAGCGACCACGAGATATTCTATTGAGGTCACTCCAGCAGGAGCTTTGAAAGAGGATGTTCCGGTAGCGGTAAAGGTTTGAGTAACAAATACAGAGGATAAAGGCCAGACATTCAATGCCTTATAGCCCAGTTGCTGGGCTAATGTCCACATTCCTACGGCAGAGGTTGAACTAGCTGTTGCTCCTTCTGCTGAAAGAACTCCTCCTGGATACCTGTCGCTCATTAGCTGA